AATATATAAAGAAAGAAAAGAAAGAGAAAAAGAACTAGTAAACCATACAATATGTATTTTGCCATTTTTGGGTACTTACGATACCCCTATGGTATTAAAATGACCCTATTTGACCCTGTTTCTGTTGGGAAACAAAAACGGTACAACTCGTAATCAACCGTGAAACAATTACTTCATGTTATCTTCATATTTGTATTAGTTTTTATAGGGAGAAGTTATTGCTCATCATTGGGTGCTCTTCGACCTATAGGTTTGTATGGATTTTTGTAAACAACCTTCTGGAAAAGTATGGGATTTGTATATAAGCAGTCTCTATTTTCTATGTCCCGACCCCACGCCCCAAATGCGAAGCCCCACCCCCTGACAGGGGCACTAGGATATATCGAAAAGTATCGAAGCAGATAGAAAAAATTCACTGTATCACAACGAATAATATATAGTGAGGGGGGTAATGTCGCAAAAAGCGGGGTAAATACAACGCATTGCACTATATCAGCGGAGGTATGAGATAGTGTAGTCGTAGCAAGCGACAGGCTTGCAGGGTAGCAATAAACGCTATCAATCATATTTAACACCGCAACAAAGCGGGGAAAGAGGTTCCATTATGGCAACAGCAACAAAAAAACAAACAACAACTCAAGCATTATCTTTCAAGGAATTACTTGAAAAAGCTAGAAAACTTGAAGAGGGCGAAAAATTGCCGACAGTAGATAGAAAATATACTGCTGTAACGAATACTGATACTATGACTGTATCTGTAACCCTTGAAATTCCACTATCTGAGGTTGTTAAGTCCGCCAAGGGTAGAAATTATGTGGTACCTGTTGGCAACGTTACAGGTGCACGAGGCTCCAATGTAATTGAGGCTCATACGCAAGAAGGTTTAATTGTACGCCTTTATTCCGACCGTGCTTATATCAGCTCCGAAGCGCAAGAAAAGGAAAAGGCTGTAAAAGCTAAAACAAACAGTGAAAAGGATTTGTTGAAAGAGCAAAATGCCATGCTTATGGCTTTGCTTAAAAAGAATGGTATTGAATTATAATATCTCTCATAGGGTAGTCTATTAAGGCTACCCTTTTTTTATTATCTATTCTATTGTATACAATTTAGTTTTATATGTTTATATATGTATATACGTATATTTGATACAATGGAATTTTATTCTTTTTATTTCCCCGCTAGTCAATTGTATGCAATTGAATTGTATTTGATTATCTGGTGTTTTTTATTGTCTTTAAAATCGAACATATGTTTATATACATTGCGTAAAATTGAATTGTGTATAATGTAGTTTGTGATTGCAGGTTATATTGTATACAATTGAGTTTTACACTATTTTATTTTATAGAAATTGTATTTCATACAATTTGATTTTATGTTATTATATCTTATACTGTATTATCTTATACGTTTGTATTTTATACAATGGAATTTGATACTTTTATTTTCCCCGCAACCGTATTGTATATAATTATATTGTACTCAATTTAGTTGTATCTGTTTTAATTTGATGTTATTTTATGGTATTCAATTGTATTGTATATTGTGGCATCATGCTCAATTAATTGTATGGAATTGTATTTTATACAATTCAATAGTAAACGACAGTTTACCATGCAATCTTATTTTGTATTATTCAATCGTGATAATTGTTAGTTTTGTACAATTTAATTTTAGGCTATCCTATTGTGTAGGGTAGCCTTTTTTTATGTCCAATTATATTTGATACAATTTAATTGTGTAATTGAAAACGCTTTATTTGCCCTGTATGGCGTTTTTATATATTCCATGATAGATTATACCTAAAAATAGTTAGAAGCACCTTAGAGGCTAATATAATCAATTCTAGGGCTATTGACAAAATTATATATATGTGATATTTTATTATATTTACATTTAATAGAAAACACAATTTTATTTTAGCAAATTGGATTGTATACAATTTAATTGATTATAGATTAATCACGCACGATATATTTTTTATATAATTAATTGCGTACAATATAATTTCACGCACGATAGTTAGACCGTAACATCGAACATACGTTTGTTTGAGTGGTTGTGGTGCATGACGTGAGAGCCTGCCAGCCCGCATGGTTGCTGGGTTTTTCGGTCGAGCCACGGAGATGGGGCATAGTGAGGTTGTCCCCGACGGACAGCACCACGTTGGGTAGACACAATCCAAATTTTTAATTGGTGCTAAGTTCGCCATAAAAAAGCGGCGAAGAAAGGTGGTCTATTATGGCTGAGATTTCCCAAACAGTAAAAGACGCTTTGTATGAAAGTGCATCTACGGATTATGCTACTCAGCATGCTAATGATTATGCGGCATCGCATAATGATTATGATGATTTCCACTACATGTCAACCCACGATTTGTGGAAGGAATATAAACGCCTTCAAGAATTGTGGGATAAATATGAAAGTGAGGTAGAAGTATGAGAGCTGAATTTAGTGCAACCTATCCTGCTGGTACTGATTTCTTTCTTATGTTAGACAGTGCTAGGATTATAGCAGCTCACATGGGTGAAGATTTACCTGATGAATTAGGTATTGATGACTTAGAATGCATTGCTACAGAACGGTGCGTTTCCTTACACACAGTTCTACTTGAACATGAATATTTTAAAAAAGGTGAATTAGACTGGGAGTAATATCCCAGTCTTTTTAATTGGAGGAAATTATGACAAAAGATAGATACCGTAAACAAAAAAAAGACAAAGAGTATTGTGAAGATACTCTGTTTCTATTAGGTGTATTCGTATTATTATTAATAATTGGTCAATGGTGTCAACATCATGGCTATTTAATATACTTAGATTTTTAGTAGGTGTATTATGACTACAAACGAGAAAATTAAAGCAATTATCAATACAAGTATTGGCAATTTTATAAATATTCCAGAATATATACATGATATTTGTCATATTATATTATTAGATGATACTTTATCTGATAAAGATAAAATGGTGTTATTTGCAGAAAGCTTAATTGAATTAGAAGAGTTTAGTGCATATCCTATAATTTGTGAAGCAGGTCGTATTGCTGGTTATGTGGAGGACCTTGAGTGATGTTTAAGCCTGAAAATCCATTGGAATTATTGACGATTAGAGCATTTATGCAATATTTCGACTATAATGGTGTGCGACCATTAGGAGATAGTATATTTTCGGTTGCATATGAAATCTATGTTCGTGATTTTTATAACGAATTTGATTATGATGTTACGTGTATCTATGTTGAAAATGGGCATATTTATGTTGACTATTATAATAATATCGCAGAGTGTTATGATGGTGATACAGCACCATTATGGACACCAGAGGAGTGTTTGTATTACACACTTGCTTCAGTTGGCTTAATTAATGAGGCTAATCAATATAAGAAATTCGTTGGCAAAGACCGTAAATATCGTCAACCGTGGCGGTATCACTGGAAAATTGATTGGAATGTATCATTATAGGAGGTGGTATATGGGATTAGATTTATTATGTATTATGATTGCAGTATATATTGGGTACTGCGTTTATATTGTGTTTAAGCAATAAATGCTTAGGAAGGAGCCTATTATGGCACGTACAATTTTTGGAATTTTTGCTTTGTGGTTAAGCGAAAAACAAAAACTAGATTTTTCTGTTGGTAGAGAAGTGTCTACCGACCTCAATGGTGAGGAATTGACAATTCTTGCTAATCAATACGGCGTTAGTAATAATGTCGTAGAATTAGCATACAGTATGTGGACTGTAGTAAAACCTACGCAAAAATTGATTGAGCGTATTTGCCAAAAAGCAATGAAGCTCAACAATAAAGATAAAGTATTTCTTTTCAATTCCGTATGCTTGCCACAAGATATGGCTTTTGAAAATACGGATTATAATAAACAAGTTTGCCGTGGTAATAAAGCTGTACAAGTTGCTATGGAAAGTGCCGAAATTGGCTTGTATTCCACATCCGATGACTTCTTTTTTAATGATAAGGACTTCGGTTTTATGAGTTTTAATGAGTTACGTAATACCGAATTATCTTTTACCATTCAAGACTGGTTTAATGTAGAGAAGTGAGGTAATAGCATGTTTTTATTCAGCTATAATGGGGAAATATTGAACAAAACTCCCCATGAAGTGACCATACTTGATGAAAAAGGTGACATCGACCAAGTCATTCCCGCCGTAAAAGGTGAGGAATGGAGATTGGATGAAGTTACCACACTTCAAGGGTATATCAACGGTATTAGAGTTACTAAAACGATATATCGTTGTTCACAATTACCAGAGCCTAAAAAAGGTGTATGGTATATTGTATCAGCTCTATTCAAGTTGCATTATCCAGAAAGGGACGATTTATTAGTTCCTGCTGAAGTTATCCGTAATGGAAGCAAAGTAGAAGGTTGTCTGAGCATTGGTATTTAGGAGGTAATATGAAAAATCTAGGTTTAACAGTAAATTCTGAGACAGGGTTTGCTGTATACAGAAATAAGGAAGGTGAAATCACATTCACCGAATTTGATGGGTATAAAACATCAAAATTAGATAGAGCCTCTCAGACAATGAAAGGCTTCAAAAAGGGCGAATTTCGATTACATGTGGCACGAATGTATCGTCCTGAAGTTTTGTTGGTACAAAGCGATTTGGACAAAGAACTTATTAAGTACGGTGCCTTGCCATATATTGTGGGTAGTCCAACACACGATAAATCTACATTACGTATTGGTACTATTTTAGGGAAACAATATGTTAGTCTAGTTGCTATCCCTAATTTTCAAGTAGATAGCTTGCACGAAAGTTTAAAACGATTTGGTACCGACCTTCGTAGCATTAGTTATTACGGCGAAGGACTTTATCAATTATGTAGGGATAAAGCTAAAAAAGATGTACCGACTGTCATTATTAGTAGTGATAAGACAATTACTATTGGGCTAGTGTTTATTAATGGATTACTTTGTGCCGCCAGATATTACAATGATGGTGAACACAAAGTAGGGTTTGTAGAGCGATTAATTTCCTCTACAACTTTAGCACAAGATTTGCCAAAATGTCAAATTGCATTGTTCACGTCAGAAAATGATGTATGGCAGAAACAATTGAAATCGTTTGATGTATTAAAAATCAAACGCTATTTCAGTAGTAATAAAGAAATTCTACATCCTATGTGGTATAATTCTTTAGGTTTAATGTTAAAGAAAGGTGGTATTTTTAATGCCTAATAAAATGGTTCGAAGATTTTATCCTATAGCTTACGCTATGAAAACACGTACACTATCAGATTGTTTAACACAAGTTGGTAGAACAGCAGATGGTGTTGATGGTACTATCGAAGTTTATTCTAATCCATTCTATACGGAAAAAGAGTTCCGCAGAAAACCATCTAATATTATTGATATTGATAGAATTATTGAGGGGGAATGGTTATAATGATTACATTAGGAGTGAAAATTAAACACGGACGTAATGTTTATCGTGTAATTGGCGATGGTTATAACCACGAAGGAGAATATGGATATTTATGTGCTAGTAATGATTCACGTGATTTCTTTCTAGCCGATGAATGTACTGTTCTTTTACCTTCTGAATTACAGATTACACCTACCGATAGTGCATTAGTAGTTGAAAAGGTAACAGGTAGAACTGTTATTAATTATGGTTGCACTACAGACACACATAGAAAATGTCACTACCATGTTGGTCAAGTCCTTAAAGATAGATATAACAATATCTTAACTGTTATGACACGTGGCGATGTGGTATATTACTACTGTGCTTCTATCGACAGTAAAATCTTGGTAGTAGACGATGATACAGAAGTAATTGGTAATATTAATACGCATTGTGCTATAACAGGTCAACCATTGGGTAATGATGTTATTATAGTCAAAACAAAACTGGGTATCATGCGAATTAATAAAGATGACAAACCAGAGTTCATTAAGAAATCGTTTGTAAGTGGTAATTGGTATAACCCTCAAAACTTCCACTTAATTCTTGGTAAAGATTATGAAAATCTATACATTGGTTTTGATGAGTTAGATAAACTTGTGGATTATCCTGATTTTGCCATTTGTAAAGTTACTGGCGTGCCGTTCTATATTGCAGATGAACGTGACATTGTTAAACAATCGGGTATACACCCAGTATTAGTAGACCAATTCATTGTTACATGTCCTATATCTCATCAAACAGGATTGAGAACAGAAATGATAGAAGGTTATATTTCTGGTACTGGTAAAGTTTATTTCCATCCTAGCGTAAAAGACAGACTTGTATGTCATAATGGAACATATGGTGCGACTGAAGAAGACTTTATTTTTGTGGAAGATTTGGGCAAGAAGTTTAGTAAGGCACGACGTAATGAGTTCTATCGCCATTCAAACAATAAGTATTATTCGTCCCAAAGTGCAGCTCCATTGACTGGCTTACATTCTTACAATTTTAAACCTGAACCAGTATTTAATGGTGAAGGCAAGAAATTTCTTGGTATTGAAATGGAATTCCACCGTTGTGGCGAAAGTAATGAAAGAGCTGATTTGATTATTGGTGATTTAAACAAAATTGTCTATGCTAAACATGACGGCTCATTACATGACGGAATGGAGTTCGTTACTCACCCATGTACACCTCAATTCCATTTAAGTAATATCGACTATGATAAATTCTTTAAACGTGTACAAGATTTACATGGTGAGTCTAGTGCAAACTCAGGTTTACATATTCATGTAAATCGTAATTTCTTCAAAGGCAATAATGAAATTGCAAAAATTATTCGATTTGTTGAAAATAATTTTGATACATTAATGCTTTTTGCTTGCAGAACTGATGAAGACAGTAATTGGTGTCAAAAGTATGGTATGGAAGTTAAAGAATTATCTCAAATCTATACTGCGGCAAAAGATGAAAACGAAAAATATCGTGCAATTAATCTTTGTCCTAGTCAGACTGTAGAGTTCCGCATGTTCCGCTCCACACAAGATGTAGAACGAATTCATGCTTATATTCAGTTTGTTGATGTAATTACCGACTTAGCGAATATGAATTCTATACGCTATATTGGTTGGAGTAACATCGCTCGTATAGCGAAAAATAAAAAATACATTGAGTTACGTAATGTCTTACAGAAGACAGGATTATTAAAGGAGGCAAAATAATGTGCGTTATTGCTTATGCATCTAAGTATACAGAGTTATCAGAGAAAGAATTTAGAAACTGCTTCGTAAATAATCCTGATGGTGCTGGTTTCATGATTTACGATGATAACAAAAAGAAAGTTCACATTCGTAAAGGGTTTATGAATTTTGATGATTTTTGGAATGCAGTGAAAGACCTTCCTACTGATAGGGATAGAGTTTTCCACTTCCGTATTGCTACATCTGGTAAGATTTCACCAGAATGTTGTCACCCATTCGTTTTGAGTGATAATCTTGAAACAATGCGTGAAACTGATGTATTCACAGATATTGGTTTCTCTCACAATGGTGTAATGAGTGACTTTACACCAAAAGAAGGTATGCTATCACCTTATAGCGATACAATGTATTTTGGTGCACAAGTGTTATATCCATTGAAAGATAAATTGTATAAAGAAAGTACACAATATCTTATTAAGAAAGCGATGGGTACTAATAAATACGCCATATTAGGCAAGAAAGGTGCGATTATCCTTGGTTCTTGGAACACGTCCTCTGAAACTGGTATTCAATATTCCAATACTAGTTATGAAGAACGTAAAAGCAGTTACTATTATGGTGGATGTGGTTATACATCTTATACTAGCTACTATGAATATGAAATTACACCGCCAGTTGGAGAACCAGATTGGTTAGCAAACTTTACTAAATTAGTAGAAGGTTACGGTAATACAATCATTGAATATTATATCGACGGTGGTAAACATTATGTTGTGCTGGATGGTTGGGTACAAACACCATTCTTTAACCGATATGGATTAAAATACTCCTCTTATTTATCTGGGTACAAAGTACCTAAAGCAGAAGAAAAGGTAAAAACCACATACACAATGGTTAAATGTATTGCAAATGGTGGTAAAACACCAATGAATCAAGAAAAAATGAATGCTATGATGGAATTTATTGAAGATGAAAAAGGTGCTGTATGGGACTTAACTGAGAACACTAAAGATAAGTCTTGTGTATTCTTTGTCACAAATTTCCCACATGTTAGTGGTTCATTAAACGATATTTTTTATAGTGTTATCGGTACAGTGAAAGGTGTCTATGATGACAAAACTGGTACTGTAAGACTGGAGGCATAATGAAACTATACCCATATCAAAGACAAGGCGTTAATAAAATGTTGAACCAATCATCTATTTTCCTTTGTGATGATATGGGTTTAGGTAAAACTGTTCAAGTATGCACTTTAATTAAGGAACGAAATAAGTTCCCTACTTTAGTTGTTTGTCCTGCACCTCTAAAAGAAAATTGGAAAAGAGAGTTGAAAACATGGGCTGGAATTGATGTAAATGTTGATGATATAAGTTCAAAAGTTATCATTACAAATTATGAGCGTTTAACCAAATATTTAGCTTCACTTAAACGCCTTAATATACAACAAGTTATATTCGATGAATGTCATATTTTGAAAACTCCCACATCTCAATGTTCTAAAGCAGCAATGAAATTGGTTGAAGGTGTTCGTTATCGTATTATGATTACAGGTACACCAGTCTTAAATAGACCAAAAGAGTTGCTGTGTCAATTAGAGATAGCAGGATTAACATATAAATTTGGTGGTAAAGATAAATTCCTAAGAGATTTCTGTGGAGCTTATCAATCACCTTGGGGTACATCAAACGACGGTCATTCAAATTTATCAAAACTCAATGAAGCGATGAAAAAAGTATGGATAAGACGTCTTAAAAATGTACAAAAAAATCTTCCTCCAAAAACTGTCCACATGGTTCCTTGTTGTACTATATCTCAACCAGAACCAACTTCGTTTGAGGAGATTGAAAAATACGATAAAGAAGTGTTAAAACAAAAACTTCCTTATTGTATTGAATATATTCGTAAAGTATTAGAAAGAGGTGAGTCCCTTGTGGTATTTGCACACCATCGAAATATTGTAGATAAATTAAGAAAGGAATTTCCTGATGCAAAATACATCATCGGTGGTCAATCTAAACAAAATAGACAACAAAATATTGACAATTTCCAGATGCACTCTGGCTCGAATGCTAATCACACAAATTTGATTGTCTGTAGTTTACAGGCAAGTGCTGTTGGTATTACCCTAACCAAAGCACACACGGCTATATTCATTGAATATCCGTGGTCTCCCTCTCTAATGGGTCAAGCTGAAGACCGTATACATCGTATTGGTCAAACAGAACCTTGTGATATTGTATATCTCTATGCTAAAGATAGCATTGATGAATACAGATTGAGAACTCAAAATATTAAGAAAACAATTATTAATCATACTATGAAAGAGGTATAAAATTATGGCTACAACTGTTGCACAAATGAACTTGATTATTACTAACTACGTTTCTGCTTTATCTGATAAAGAACAATTACGTTTTATTGCCAATTCTTTGAAACAAACTAAAGTATACTCTGCTACTCCATCTGGTGTTGCTCGTGCAATTTCTGAATTCGCCGCTACTAACACTGGTAAAGATGCAGTAGATACTATTAAAATCCCTGTTATCTCTTTGAACGAAGAAACAGCTAAGAAATTTGTGTTTGTATCTAAAGCTGGTACTGTTAAAATACGTGATTTACAACAAATCGTTTTGATGGCTATTAAAGCACGAACTAAGAAATACATCGAACGTGGTGCTGAAACATCTTATTTATTAATTCAAGAATTAAAACGAATTGACCGTGAAATGGGTACCGAATTTTACGAACACTACAAAATGTCCAACCCAACTCCAGTTGTAATGGTTCAAGCACCAACAGAACCAACTCCTGAAACACCTTCTGAAACAGCTACAGAAACACCTGTAGAAAATGAAGTAAATGAAGAAGTAAATACTGCTGAAGTTTCCCAATAGTCCAGTGGGGAGCTTCGGCTCCCCTATAAAAAAGAGTGATGAGGTGAAATTATGATAGAACAAACAACATTTTCAGCAAAAATAACAAAATATAAAAATAACCAATATTGTAGTTTAGATTTTTCTGAACCTGTTTCTACATTAGATTCAATGACATTGTTACAATTATTCTCAAGAAATTATAAACATGGTTGTGGTTTTATATATAAAATTGATGAGGAGGTGTTTATATGCTAAATCGTTGGGCATCAGTTACTAGCTATTATACAGCTAATTATAACATAATTAACAAATTATTTGGTCCTATTACAACGGATTATCAACAAACAGATAGCTCACCTGATTGTTGTCTGTGTAACGAACTAATTGCGTGTTACGATAAAGATGATAACGGTGTGTTTTATTTAGAATTAGAAGATTGAGGTGATACGAATGATAAATAAAAATCAAAAAATTAGAATGACAGCAACAGAATATGTGCCACAATTTCATGGTGGAGCCAGTAGATATTATAGAGCTGATTTTTATGTCAGTACGGTACTTGTCGAAAAAATGTTCTTGAACAAATATGCTAGAAATGATTATCAGGGTATGGTAAATGCATTTAAGGTGAAGCTATGTTAAATATATATCATCAAATCTCATTAATAGAAATGAGAGCAGCGAAAACTATTGGTAAATTATGCAGTTCAGTACAATCTGACATTTGGTATTTTACATATGAAGATTTGAATAGTATACGTGATGTTTATATAAGAAATTATAAAAATGGATATGAATATACCATAGCAGGAGTAAAAAATGTTGAATAAAAATGATGGTGTTAGATTAATTGAAATAAGAGCTAATGCAGTGGCTTACGAACTACGAGGCGATGCACACAACTATCCATTACTATTTATGCACGAACAGATTCGTGGAGTATATAATATATTCCGTAATCAATATTCAGCTGGATATAATTATGAATTAGTACAGGTGGAGTATGATGAAGAAGAATGACAAATTTTTGATAAAAGAAACATCCAATGATGTAACTTTACCATTCATTCGTCATACAGTAGATACATCTGAATGTATATTCGTATGTCATAATGTCACATGGCGATTAATAGACATATTACAAATGAGATACGATAATAATTATATTTTTGCAATGATGGAGCTAGATTATGATACATAATAAAGCCAAAGTAATATGTACATATACAGATTATCCGGATGTAGTAGATAAACTATCGTGTAAAGAACGTATTGGATATATATATGATGGTAATATTCTATTATTATATATTTATAAATATATGTATAATTACCAACAGATGATTGAAATGAAATATGATGGGATAAGTGATTAATAATGATAAACAAAAATGATAGACTGTATCAAGTCAATATAGTACATCCTAAACAGAGAATACGTGTATCTCAATTCATAAATAATAATAATAATTTGTCAACATACGCAGTACCATTTGTAATGTTGGATAATTTTATATACTTATATCAATGTCATAATACGTTTATGGTGGTGGAGTTACAATGATAAGAGCGGCAGATGGTGTAATTTTAACAACTAAACATTACTCTAATTGTATGGGTAACGTTAGCTTTATATTTTATCCGACACGTGTTGCTGATGTATCATGCCCATTAAAATTAGCTTATAGAAATAATTATAGTAATAAAAATAATGCATATCGTAAAGTTATTGAAATAAAATACGTAAAGAAAAGAGGGTAATGATGTTAAATACAAAATATTTATATCAATTTACAGATGTTATTAAACGACCGACTATAGTTAAAACTACTAGATATATGGAAAATTATGAACGTCTTGAAGATGAATGTGCGATTTCACAATTATTCTACTATTTATATGGTGAACGTTATTATGTAGATAAAATAAGACCATTTAAAGTGGTATTAACAAGAGGTGTAGCATGATTGATACAAACAATATGTTAAGAGTATCTCTTATTAAAAATTATGCGTCTGCGACATATACACACCATTATTATTGTACTGCAAACAAATTTGGTCAAACTATTTTAACACTAGATGGTTTATATATTATGCGATATGATACACGAGATTCATATAATGCAATAATATATAAATCTATATGTGCAGCTAAATTACACAGATAATAATGAGGTGAATATGATAAGGAAAAGTGATATATTAAAAGCAACTTCTATCCAATATGATACGCATGAACAAGATTTATTATTTAATGTATTACATGAGCATTATTTGAGTATAGATGTAGAACCATTAAAATATGTCTATATAGGGCGTTACGGTAAAAGTATGTCACGTAATATGATTTATGAAGCTAAGTTTTTTGTATAAGGAGTTATTATGATTAGACCAGAAGATAGATTTCGCTCATTGTGAGGATGCTTTGTTACGTCTGAGATATTGACTACAAGAGTGCAATATAGAGTACAAAAGTGGCGTGATGATACATATGCGTTTTATATGAATATGTATAGCAATCGTTCAGTATCTAATACAACGTATTATGCTGAATTAATATAAAGGAGGTTATATGCAGAGAAAATGTCATAGTTGTAGCACATTATTTGAAGTGCACGGCGACGATGTATTATGTGATGCTTGTAAAAATCCAGCAACACGAAAAAGTTTTAAACCACCTGAAGATACATTAACATGGCAACAAAAGTTTGACATGAAATGGCAACAATATGATGATGAACATGAATATGATGGTGTTAATGGTAAACGTGGTTCTAAAGCTACTCATTGCTGTGTGTGTGGTGGTAGATTGCCACCAATTCAAGAACGTAAATATGGGAGGTTTTGTAGTAGTAAATGTAAAAGGAGTTATAATGAAAAAAAAGATTGTTCATGATTTTAAAGGTTATATCAATGGTGTTCAATTCAATGATAAAACATTATATTATAGCGTAGAATATATTTTATCAGAATTGGAAGAAACATTTAATGTAGAAGTACCGTGGACCCTAGTATATTCTTTAAAAAATATTCTTGATAATTTATATAGGAATCTAAGTGAATCACGAGAAAGTGAAGTAGAAGATGATTTAGTAAATTGTATTTACGACGCAGAAACTATCCAACAGTTGTGTTTTAGTAGTGTGTGGGCTTCTTATGGGTATTTTAACCCAGTTAATCGAGCCTTCGCAGATTGGGATAATACTTATGGTAAAGACCCAATTATATACGATGAAACTAACAGTATTTAATGAAAGGTGGTGATTATTAAATAACAGGTATCAGTAATTTATAATATTATGTTTAGTTGGAGGTAAATAATATGCAAACAAATTTAAAAGCAAAACTAGAAGACATTAATGTGAAAGACACTCATGCACGTGCTACATTTCAATATGATAATCATGGTGTACGTGCTTCCATTACGAAAGACACTACAGTATATGAACTTGCACTTCTTGGTATTGAAATACACAAAGAAATTGTACGTCGATGTGCTGACTCACACATGGAAGCCACTGAAGCTATGGATATTGTTAAAGGCATGACAGAAATTGCTATGTATGATTTAATGAAAGAGCAATTAATGGAATTGCTTGGTGATGATGCTATTGATAAATTATTAAATAAATAAAAAAAATAAGCCCCTTAATTGGGGCTTTTTTTATGTCCATTTTTAGTTGTCAATCTCTTTAATACGATTAAATCGTGCGAGCATATCTTGTGTAACACGGGATTCAATAGTTGTAAATCGTGTTTCATTAATGGTTTTTTGTTCAGGTGCAAAACCAGCTCTATCTAATAAGTCTTTAGTAGCTTGGAATTTAACTTGGTCTGAACGAGCATTAAGTGCTAAATGATACATTTGGTCTGCCATTTCTTCTGCACGTTTCATAAATTTATCTTGTACTATTTGTTTTTGTTTTTCTAAGGCAATTTCCATTGTTTCAGTATGCTCTAATAATTTAGTAGGATAATTTGGTGAATATCCTGCTTCTGCTTTAGCTAATGCTGTATTACCAGTCTCAGCTTTTACACGAGCGTATAATTCTTGTTGAGCACTAGGCTTCGGTTTCTTCTTGTATTCCGAGGGTCTTGGCTTCTTCACACGCTCTTCTATACTCTTCCTCTGTTTTATATCCATGTTCATACCCCCATTTATAATAACGAATTCGACCTTTTGCCTTTTCAATCTTATCTTGCTCTAATAGCTTATCTTGTATTTCATCATCTACATTTAAACCTAGTAAATATTCTGGAGGGAATGCAGATAGAATACCCATTTTATCTTTAGTAACGATAAGACTGCGACATTTGCGACGTTTAGTAGCATCAAGTTTAATTAGACCTTCTTTTTTCATAGCAATTACTAAACGCTTGTATCGTTGTTCAGTGCTATCTAATATGTAATCAATACTATCAAGGGGAACATAGGTTTTAAAGCCTACGTTGATGTAGGCTGTATTTAGTAAACTCATAATGAATAACCCCTTTCAATAAGAGATTGTAACTGGTGGTCTAAATAAGGAATGACTTGACGTTGATGTTCAATACCATTCATTTCAGCAATATAAAAACCACCTACTGTAGGTCTAATACCACTTGCTTTACAGTAATCAGGATATACTTGAAATGAACCTTGATGTAATTCCCAAATTTCTTTAGCTACTGGTTTTTTAACGTATTTGTTATGCTCAATAACTAATTTAGGTACAGCATACGGTTCATGGAAATGTTCATACCATGTTACATCAGCATTAAAATAATCATAATGATTTTTAGCCTTTTTGTGTTTATGTAAGATGTGATGAACGTAACAATTTTTGTTTACATTAAAATATACAATACCAAATTCGCCTTTATACAAGTTTCGGTCGCCCAATAAACTTGCAATCATCATTTCAACATTAATAAAGGCTTCATTATACGCACGTGCACCATGATTACCTGCGATAATACCAATCAGCTGACCTGTTTCATATAGTGGTTTAATATCATCTACAAGATTATATACTTGTTTATCACCACTACACCATTCTTCCAGTACATTACCTTTAGAATTTTTTGTGACAGTATTAGTACTATCACCACCTAATACCACTTTACAGTTCGGACCTAATTCAACAAGCATATTAACAGCTTCTTGTAATTGTTTACGATTATTTAACCCTTCATGCACATCAGATAATACGGCTAATGCACCTTTATCTGCGTCTACACGCACTTGCATGATATGCTTTTCGTAGCTATCGTTTAAACTTTTTATTTTTCTTGCTAACACGCTTAATGTACTCCTTTACATCATCATCAATCGTTGGGTCATGTTCTACGTAAACAGTTATAAATTCACGTAATTTCGGAAGTAAACGAGCCACACTATTTTTAATGGACTTAGTTTTTCGTTCAGAATACGCACCTTGTTTAACGTAGTATTCACCAGCTAAGACTTTTTTACAGAAAGATTTCCATGCTTTCTTATCACACATCATAGCATATGAATTGACCGCTTGCATAATTTTATTAATAGAAGCTGTGCGTGAAAGTTTATCAAAATACTCACTAGGGTTAGACATTTCTATTTTTTCTTTATTTTTATTATGTTGTCCTGTTTTATAAAACCATCTTTTATCTTTACAATATGCCGTAGCATCTTCCCATTCTTCACGTTTCTCCATTAATTTACGGACAGTAATTATTCCTCTCTCAGGCGTTTCGGCTGTGTTTACAATATCAATATACCATTGGTCGTAATCTTTAGCCATTTGTAGAACCAATACCGCCTTTTCGTTCTTTTACTACTGTGTCACCAGTGCATAAATAATTTACAAATACGCCTTGTGCTACATATTCACCATCATCAATAGTTACATCTTCATCTGTATTATTATATAATGCTAACATAATATGACCTTCGTTGTCTTCATTATTATAGTAATCCAATTTGTTATCGTATAAGCTCTTTATCCTACACCTCTTACGCTTTCACATAAGTTCAGACTATATCTTTACACTTAATGTGTATCCAGCACTCGTGGGCATGTTATTGTTTTAGCTAACTCAATGCCTAGTCGTTGAACCTTCACCATACTTTTATGCTATTTCAGGTGCTTGGATGCTGATTACCCAATCGTTATTATTTTCTAACATTCACACTTGTTTTTTCAAACTATGTTGTAGTTAATAACGCTCTAAGGGACTTCCAGCAATTCACTGGATTTAATGATACCAATTATTTTAATTTGGGTTGTTTTCGCCAGTATATATGCTTTTCAAATAAGTTGCTCTACACTTCTTAGAACAGCAGTTGCCTTGTTTATTATAGCGTTTTAGGTGAGATGGTTTTCTATGGAATTTTTTGCCACATACAACACATACGCAATTTAAATTTTGGTCCTTTTTAAAGGAATTAAAACAGCTTTGTGAACAAAATACCCGTTCTCTTTCCATCCTATCTTTGTGTCTAATTATTACGTCATTACCACAATTAGCACATTTTCTAATACCTAAAATTTTACTTTTACCCATATTATCTCCAATTAAATATATTTAGCATCAATTACACCTGTACCATTAGCCAAGGTAATGCCACGTTTAATACCGATAGATGAACGCACAAAAATTAATAATACTTCATCATCTTCCATACATGCCTTAATCCCTGTATTAAAGATTTTAGTAGCATGAGGTGGGATAACCCCACCTTCAACTACCGCTAAATCGTAACCAGCAGAATGTTTTGTTTTTCTTTCTGGTAAAACACCGTTAGGCATATAAGATACTCTTGCAAATAATCTCATATAACCTCCTATTTATTAACATTGACTTCAGTTACGTAATGTTTTTGACCATCTTTTTCATAAGAGCGAGTTTGTAGGCGACCTTCTACACTAACAGGTTCGCCCTCAACTGCATTTACATATTGGTCAGAAAATTCATTCCACGCTACGCAATTCACAAAAGATGTAAATTGTTTTGTTTCCCCTTTTACTTCTACTTCGTCAACACATTTCACTGTAAAGTTACATACTTGACCAGAACCAACTTCTTTGGTTTGAGGATTACGAGCCATAACGCCTTCAAGAATTACTTTGTTCATACTTTACTCCTTAATTAACATAAACTGTGGTATATCGTCTACCAAAATTAACAGCTTCATCATAGCTGTCCATAAAAATATCAATAACCCCATATACGCCATCTGCCATTCTATCTGCTACTGTATAAGGATTACCATCAATATACACTGTAGTTCCAAGAGGATAGTCATTAGATGCAACGGCTCCTACATAGGGATATTCACCGTTAGCCATTACAGAACCAGTATGTGTATAAGCTGTAAGCTCTACATTAACTGGATATGCAAATGTAATAAGTGGCAATATTGCCAAAATAGTTGTGATAATAAATAATCTTACCTGTTTAATAAAATCATCCTTTCTAAAATATTTTCTCCATAGTATATAGTAATTCCCGACAAGCGTCTGCTTTGGCGTCGTAATACCTCATATTTAAGTCATCATTTGCTTCTGCATAGAAATCACGTTTACTTGCATATATTTCTTGCTTCGTAGCAATCAAATTAGTGAATACAGATACATTGTATTTCATCGGTTTCGCTGGCATTATATCGCTTAGACTTTTCACTGTATCGTTCATGTAAATACCCCTTTCTATTTTGAATGTACTCATGTTCACGATTAATTAATGTATTAACACGTTGTATAAAAGCTACTACCGTAACTTCTTCTTGTATTTTACCACTCATATCAGAGAATGTCAAGTCAATAATTGATTGAGGTATTTTACATTCATGCATAATATTATGAACCCCATCGTCTTCATAAAATAAAAGGACTTGTGTGCCATCATGTACTAGCCTTCCATGCCTCATTCCTTCCATGATACAATCATCATCAATGTTATCAATGTCGCTATATATATCATACAGTGCTTGTTTTGTTTCAACACATGAGGAACGAAGAAATTCGGCTTTGTTGAATAGATAATCGAGATTCTTAATCGGTTTATTAGTTCTATAATGTTGATTGATTTGATTGATAGTATCAAAATAATCGGAAAGGTATGAACTCAAACAAACCACCTCCAATACGTTTTTTTGGATTCGCAATATCATATGGAACATATTTAGAACCAATATTAATTTCAAGTGTACCCCAATCGACTGCCATAAGTTCTACTTTGAATATCATTCCTTGTAACTCACTTGGTTCGTAATCATTGATATTACGTATAGCGGCTGGTGATAAGAAATGAGCAACACCTTGTTGGTCTACATGTACAGTCCCGTATACCCACTGACCATCTTTCTTAGCTCTAAATAGTGATTTCATTATTCTGGCAACTCCACATCTTCAATGATTGCTCTCACTTCTAATATATTAAGATACTGACCCATTAAAGATTTCTGCTTTCTTAATAAATCAATAGGACAAGTTGGAGTGAATTCTAATTTCCCTGCATCATATTTTACCAACATTTTATGTAGCTTAGTATATTTATCTTTAAGTTCTACATATTCATTGATAAATCTTTGTTTGTAGTTATTTTGTTCGTTTTTATCCATTATTACCTCCAAATTCTGCAATTATTGCGATAAGAATTGGCAAAATCAAAATATATAATCCACAAGCAATGGTGCCAACAAATAACCATAAAACTGTTGTACCAGTTACACTAAATAAATTTAATAACCAACATACAGCACCAATGATAGTAAGAACAGACAAAACTTTAGCTAAAATAGCACATACTAATACGGAAAATGTAAGTATTGATACAACTAAAATTATTAATGCGTTCATTGTAGTTCCTTTCTTACGGGTGTCTTAGGTTGTTTTTTATGAGATGTGAAATCACAAGATGTTTCTTTACAACCCTCACACATGCCTAAAATTTCTAATGTAAATAAATCTGGATATGCTTTGTTTAATTGTCTAAAAATTTCACGAGCAATCGCTTGATGTTCACGAGAGGCACGTTTGCATAATCGTTTAGGCAAATACTCTAACCACGCTCTAAGATTACCAGTAACAGTCATAGTAACATTTGTAGCTAGTGGTAATACATAAGCGGCAATTTGATATGGGATACCATCTTGAATTAGTAGTTGGTATTCTTGAATTTGTTTTTCAATAATTTTATTAATACAATCTGCCACTACTGTGTGATGTGGAACATCACCCCAATCATGTTCTTGCGAATCAAAATAACCACCATCACTGAAATCTGTACCACGTGTAGACTTGACAGTAAAAGATAATTGTCTATGTCGTGTAATTTGTGCCAAGCATTTTTGGCTCATTTCAATATCAAATGTAGCATACGCATGTTCTAATAAAGATAAATGACCAGCTTTACATGCATTAATTAAAGATTTTTCTGTTGTATTAGAACCATAACACTTACTCATTGCGTGTACTGGCAATTCTAATAATGTATTAGCTATTAATTCTACTTTCATTTTTTTACCTCGTATTTTATCCACTTTCCATTGACATTTAATTCTAATGTATCCCAATCAATCTCAATCGTCTCAACCTGCCAATCATCATAATATTCATCTTCTGGATAATCATCATCGCCAAATACTACTTCCCATCGCTCTTCGTATTCGATACTAGGTACAAAAAAATGTGTATTTTCTGGCTCTTCTCCATAATATGCTGCAATAGCCTTGCCGTATACAACACTACCGTATACCAAATTACCAGCTTCGTCTTTAGCTCTAAATAAATGTCCCATATTATTACCTTTCTATTTACTTACATTTGGTCCATATATATAAAATGTAACGTCACGAACATCATTGAGATTTTGACGAATTAAATCATGGACTTTATCCCATTTTAATCCACCTAAACCGCAACCTAATTGTGGAACGGCAACAATAGAATTTTTAGGTATATCTTGACAACGATATTTTAATGTGTCTAAACCACGTTCGATATACGAATATTCAGATGGGTCTTTCCAATGTTTTTTAGTTGGAAAAAACAAAATAAATTTATCATCACCTGTTGGTGTTTGTAAAATATCGCCAATATCAAATTGACCAGATTTGCATATTACTTGATAAATTCGTTCGGCTTGTGGGTATCGTCGTTTAACTTCAAGTGCTAATCCTTTACCAGATGCACCCATAAGATTAACTGGGTCTACAAAATAATTAGCATCAGAGTCAAACATATTTCCTGTTTTGTAAATAATCATATATCCTCCTTCCATGCTTCTATGATAGCACAAAGAGGGGTCGGCTGTCAACCCCTCGTTGAGCATGGCTACCGCACTGGGCAATGACCATCTTCACATTCTCCACTTTCATCAATTTCAAAATCTTTACCTACAGTTTGTAGTTCAAATTCATATTTATTGACTAATTCTGGGTCAAGTGGAGCCATTTTAGATTTTAATTCTAAGTACTGTTCTTTTGTGCATTCTTCATAAGGCATTAACGGATAGTAATCTTGATTTAGAGACAAGAATGAAATACCTACTACACAATCCCAATTTTTATCTAACCAATCTATTACATCGTCCCATTCATTGTCTTTTACTGTAACAGTAATTGATGTATTATGGTCCACGTAACATGTTTGCATCATCTTATATTGTTCTAATTGTTCAATAGCCGATACATTATATTTCGTAATACTAGATTTAGATTTACAAGGGAATGTAATTACTTTTGTATTACCATCATCACCTTGACCAACTTCATTATCAATTTGCCAGCCATCTAAATATTTAACAGCTTGGTATAATGGAGAATTGGTTGAAATACGTACACGTCTGAAATAATATGGAGCATGATTATAATGAACACCAGCAGAACAACTACTAATTAATCCACCTGTACCATCTGGTTGTACTGTTGTATACAATACAGGGTGAGGACGATGGTTTTCATCTGCGTATTCATTAGCCGCATCGTTAATCCACATTTTCATTAATACAAGTAATGTTTCTTGTTCTTCTTTCGTTAAATTACCAGCTACAGCATCTTGCCAACCTGTAATAGAGCAACCAATTAAACGGTCTCTATGGTGAATATCACTCCAACCTTCTAATTCTAATTCAGGTTCAGTTAAACGATAACAAGCACGAGCAGATAATTTACATGCTTCTTTAAGCTGAGGTATCATTATATTACCACGTTCATCAATAAACTTAGATACGTTGATATTAGTAAGGTTGCATACTGCTTTAGATGGTAATAAAATTTCAGCACATTGTCCAGTCATAACACCATTGAAAATACCAGTATGATTTTTATTTTCAGTAAAACAATATACTGTTGGACAATTTCTAATATATTCAATAGATGTAACATAAATAGCTTGGCTATCATTACTATTTGGATAAGCATCTAAATGAATATAATGAGTTGATAAACCCAAATTAATTAAACGTCTAACATACCAAGCGGAAATAATTAATTTATATGTCGGTTGGCAATAATATACTTGATTATCATCAGGACCACCTTCAACTGGCACTTTACGATAACCACCGTCATGCATTAAATGAATAGAAGCATGACAACCTAGTGTATTTAACAGACGAGAAATCTTAGTAAGGAATTCTTTATCAACAGACGGAATAGCAACAGAGCCTTCACTGAAATGTACGCATCCAGTACTATCAAGTAGACCAGCTAAGTAACGCAATCTATGATATACTGCGTCCCCAACATCTGGTACAAGATATTTAGATAGTTGTTTAGGCAATAATACTGTATCACGTTCTAACCCTTTACTAATCGTACATCCAGATGAATTGCTGAATACATCTACTAATTTACGTTTTTCGCCATACAAGTAAATCAAAGGTTTATTTTGTATACCATCACCAGCATAATATCCGTGAATATATGGGTCATAATCTTCTGCATAATAGATACCCATAGCACGTTCATCTGCTTCAACTACAGGGAATTCCCATCTTTCTAGTTTGTCGCCAATACATAATTCACGAGCTTCAATGCGAGAACCATCTTGCATCACAAATTTATGGTAATTAGTACATTCTAATTCATTACCATTAGAAAATTGAATTCTCATCATAGGTTGGTCATAACCAGTTACTCTAGGTGTTACAGGGCTCCAATCATAACCATTCCATACTGTTACATCTTCGTCAACAACGTCTTTAATTTGAATATAACCATATTCTTTAGTTAAGATTTCTGTAGTACCAGTTACACATGGATTACATATATCAAAATCTTCACGACGCTTTTTAGCAGAAGCAACATTAATAAAACCCGGTTCTCCTGTTTCTTTAATAGACATCATTAACTTACGTAAACCTTCTTTAGAAGGCTTTTCTTCTAAATACATAGAGTTATTAGACATATAACGGAAGTAATGTTCTGGGTCTAGGTTTTCCTTAGCGTGTAGCATTTCTTCATCATCAGGACTAAATAGGATAAGTTCTGCTGTTCTGCGTGTACCGCCTGCAACTACGTTTTGACCTACAATATTACACATATCAGCAACATTTAATGGTCTAAGTTTACCGTTAGTACTTTCTTTTGTAACAATTTTATGAAGCTTTTCAAACATTTCTTTTAAAGATGCATAGCCACTTGCATAACCACCGAATGTTTTAAGTGGTGCACCTTGAGGTCTAATATAACTATAATCAATAGAAATAGATGTAGTTACATTATCTGTCATAGTAGTAAGATATGCAGTTAATGCTTCACACCAACCTTCTTTACTATCACCTACTGTAATGATAACACTATGACCATAGTTAGATACTTTTGTATGCTCTAATGTTGTACCTTTAGGAACAGGAGTTTTAACGTGATATAACTTTTTAGTTGTATCAAACTGAGGTAATTTTGCAATATCTTCTTTCAATACACGACAACCAACACCAGTACCTACCATCAACAAATAAAATAATTCATGAAATGCATGAATACTATCCATCGTAATACCAGAACAATTATAAGCCGCTAATGGTGTTTTTTCTAATGCTTCAGTACCACCCATCCATAACATACGACCAGAAATACGTTGTCGTAAATTAAACATATTATCAAACAATGCTTCTGGTTCACCGTCTGCCGTAGGCAAATAAGAACAATTACCATTAATAGCACGAGCACACGTTTCTTTCCATGTTTCACGACGATTTTTATCTGGCAACCAGCGAGAATATGTACGAATATACACAAATTTAGCTAACTCGTCCATACAATCAGGGTAATCAGGGTATTTATCCAAGAATTCTTGAGTTAATTTATGTTTACTACGTTCCATATCACGCTTAGTTTTGTATTCAATATAATTAACAGCGGCATCAGTATAACCATCATCAGTTAATTTACGAAAAATAATATTTTCTAATTGTTTAATAGATATAGGTTCTTTTGCGTCTTTAATAATATCCCATACATACAAAGATACTTGGAATGGCTCTGCTAACATAGTTGGTTCCATAACAAGATATGTTGCAAACATTGCCTTCTCTACTGCACGCTCAATTTTTTTACCTAAATATTCTTCTGTTGTTCCGTCACGTTTAATTACTTGCATCTTCCACCTCGTCATATAATAATTTAAAAATTTCTTTATCACATGGGTATTGTTCACCATTAACACCAATGATGATTTTATCACCTTTGTTACAACGTACAATACCATTTAATGTAAACACCATTTCGCCAAGTTTACTTTCACGGAAACGAAGCTTATTTGGTTTATGAACACAATCAAACCACTGAAATCCTTTATCTGGACCAACATAATCATGTTCAATATCCGCAATAATTTTAGATATAGAATATGGTGGTCTATGCGACAATAAAAATGTACATAAGGTAGTCATGATTGTTTTAGGCAAATACATAATCTTTCCATCAATACCGTCGCCAAAAATGTGGAGATTTCCATCTAATATAACAAAATCCGTAAAACCTTGGTCTTTCATTTGTCGTAATAATCTTACTATATTTTCTTCTGGTGCTATTATCATTTCTTTTTCTCCTGTTCTTTTAGTTCTTTCATTTCATAATATGCACGTTGAGCATAAAATTGTGTCCATAACACATTAAACAAGATAATACATAACATGATTTGAATACCATGAGGCATATCCAAATTCAACATCGACAAAACGATAGATATAAAACCAAAAACAAAAATGGCAATGAATTCACCTAACGTATCTTTGTTTTCTTTACAGAAGTTGATAATTTTCTCTTTCTTACTTTCGGTTGTTTTTCGCATATTGTTACATCCTTTTCACTATACCATTTGGATTTACTACCAAATACTGAATAAAAATATTTATCCTTCTTTGGGTCATATTTAACTAAACCAACACGTATTTCACCATCAGGTGTATTAATATGTGTTCCTAGCTTAATCTCTCTATTTTTAGTACTCATATTTCCCTAACACCCTACCATTATACGTTAAAACTAATGCTTTCATTTGTACAGCATCACATAATAGATACACTTCTTGATTATTGACCATACTTAATAACATTGCCTGTTCTGTACAATATTGTATAAATGCATTTTCGTATTGTGATACCACTTTATACTCTCTTAATGTCATGTATGTCCCACCATCTTTTCATGCACTACTGTTCTGTTTTGTCTGCATACGTTTTCATAGACAAGTTTACAATCAAAGTAAATACGCTTCAGAAAATCTATTTGTGTTTGTACTAACCTTTGTTTGTATTGTATATCAGCATAATTGCTCCATGCTTGCAATACGGTTGGGTCAGATATGGCAATACGGTCTCCCTCTGTTACCTTATTAGAACTTTCTCTACTTACTGTAGCTTGCGTAGCCTTAGCAGTCTTTTCCAAATTGCTTAATAATTTAAGTAATTCATGAGACAATTCCTCAAAACTTGGCAACAAGAGAGATGACTCTTTCATTAAATAAAATGCAGTATCAGCATCATTATCTTGTAGTGTTCTATACATATCACTAATTTCATCAGATAATTCTTTAATGTCTTCGTATTGCACCATAATTACGCCTGTGGTCTTTCTTTGAAATAACTAGGTCGAGTACATACATCTAAATCTACAGTTAAATGTTTAATTAGTTGCTGTGCGTCCTCTTTGTTAGTAAACTTAGCAATAACTTCTGTACGACCGTTAGTTAAAGAACCTTTGACATTATAACCTAAAATAAGGTTTTTATCTTCATCATCATATACAGCTGAAATGAAGATGGATTGACAATCTAAAATTTTATCAAATGTTTCATTAATTACTTTCATCGGCTTCACCACCTTCTTTTTTCTGAATTTCATTCAATGCGTCAAGTGTTTCACATACTAACAAGTCAGCAATATCTTCACGACCAGTTGCTTCCGTTAAAATATTAATTGTAGCCGCATTGGCTGTAGCAATTACTTTTAACAATGTACCAGACTGTGCAATATTTGTATCAAATGTTATAATTTCGTCTTCACTTAACATAATATTAAAGTATTTCTTCTCTTTTGATTGCATTGTATAACTCCTCTTTAATAAAAAATAATCTAGGTAAATATGGTCTACTAATTACAACCATATCACTATTATCCTGATTAAAATATTTTTCAATTTTTTTAAGACCTTTAGGTTCTTTAGGAATTGCATCACCAAACTCCACCTTATTGATTAACGCTTCAAATAAATCTTGACGTAACATATAAGCAAAACCTATATAATGGATAGGACCATCTTCAGCTTTCTTATATAATCCATCTGTATTTACATCACGTTTACTCTCAATGGTATATATTTTATCTCCAATATCCCACTTCAAATCACCTGACATACGTTTAGCTATTTCACTATCTCCGTAGCCTTTAATAGCATTTGTTAGTTTAAAGGCACCAGAAGCAGGTACCGCATGTACTGTAAGATGTAGAGATTGTAAATATTTAAGCAAATCATTTTCTGCTTTTCTACCGTTACGACGGTTAGCCTTGCCTCTCTTACTTGCTGTAGTCTGCTTCTTAACCTTTTTTGCTAACTTGTATTCAAGTTTTTGTTGTTCTTGACGAGGTGATAAAATATTAGAGTTTTTAGGTTGATACAAATTATAGTTATCGCAATACCAACAACTATCCTTTGGAACTTTGCAATTTGTCTTTACTTTGCATTTCGTCAATCATCAAACTCCCTAATACACAATAAACAATAATATCATGTAATCGTTCTTGAGCATCAGGTAGGTCAAGTCCATGTTCAGCTAATGCTAAATCATGTTTACCTTTATAAACCAACATAGCTTCAAACATAGATTTTACACTACCATCACCATGAACAAAACCAGCTTTGCGGAAAGCAGATAGAATATCTTTACCATTAGAGTATTGTTCACTTTTCTTTACGAATAGGTCGATAATCGTATTGAGTTTATTAGTAAAATCTTTAGTTTCCATTAGAGTTCCTCAGCTACTGCTACCAACATTGCTTGCACTTCTTTTGGTAAATCTTCAAATGAAACTTCACAACCATTAGTATCGTAGCAAATACCTAATTCACAATCACATTCAAATTCATCGTCATCATCTTCGATAGGTTCACCAGTGAATGCATCATAACCAGCTTCATTAGGGTCTTCATATACTGGTTCATTTTCAATATCATCAAGTGTTTTTTCAAGATGAGACAACATTACGTCCATAAATTCTTCTGTATCTAAACCAAAATGTTGTGCGATGATACTAGAATAAATAACAGTCAATTCTTGAGGTGTAATACCATCAATATCAACTTTATAACCGTCTTTGTTTGTAATTACTTTTAAATAACCTTTACTGAATTCCATGTGCTTTCCTTCCTTCTTCACAAAAATTCCATACATTACAATAATCTTTACATTTTCTACCACCCCATGTTTCTCTATGTCTACATGGAGGAGGTAATACGTTATGTTCTAACGCATATATTAAGTCCTGACTTTTCTTTCTCATATATCTTTCGACCCAAATATCTGAGATTTTATTAATCGGGACTAAATAACTTGGTTCTGTAATACCACGGCTAGTTGCTATGTGGGTATTACCGTCACGCACTAAAATTTGACAGCACATATTAGCTACTGGTAAACCGAGTTTATTCTCAATCTTCATACGATAATCATTTAGCTGTACTGCTAAGTCAAATCTTAAATGCGGACCGTCTTTGTATAACACATTAATAGTTTTCTTCTGACCTTTCTTCTGTCCAGATTTATAGATATAGTCAGTTTCTTCTTTCTTCATGTAATACCCAAGAGTATGAGCTGCTTTATAACTACCATATGTCTTAGTATCAACTAATGTACCGCCATTTTCTGGTGTGTAATAGTCAAACGCACCAGTTGAATAATCATCTTCAATACGTATTTCAGCAACTTCACCGTTAGCATTAATAGCATGACTTTCTAAACCACCATGTACTTCTGTACCAAATAACATAAATACAGAATCTTTAGGTGAGATATGATAATTTTGTGTGAGTTCTAAAAAAACTTCACGAGTACCTTTGAGTAACTGTGTAGTAGATGGCTTACCTGTCCATTTACGTTGTTCTGAAATAGCACGTAATGTTTGTAAACTCATACATCTACCAGCAGGTACCCAAGGTTCTCCATTACTATCATACTCACCACATAATCTACATTTAGAAAGGCAATCTTCTATATTTGTTAGTTCTCCATCAGGGCATTTATATAATGTATATGGCATTTCAAATCACCCTGTCTTAATATTCAAAATCACGAGGTCCAACTGTCCAACAAGAACCAAAATCAATATAATTACGATTATTACGACGCATCCATTCTAGTTGTGAGCCTGTCGGACCATAACATGGCTCATCAAAAGTTCTTTTGTATGGTTTTTCTTGATATTCTTCTTGAATTGATTTTATTTCTTCCATAATATTCTCCTTATATTATATATAATAACATATTAATTATCAGTTGTCAACACTTCTTCTAATCGTGAAGTATTCACATCATATTTTAATTCAAACATTGGTGGACCATTCATACCATCACGTGCTTTCTCTACTTTACAACGTGTAATATTACGAAGTTCTTGCTGTTTCTCTAACGATAAGTTTGGTGCCCTATCAGGTCTCCATATCATTAGAATATAGTCAGCAGATGCCTCTAAATCACCAGTCATTCTTAATTGGTTCATTGTAGGTTCTTCATACGTATTACCACTACGATTAAGCTGTGATAACATTGTAAAAATAACATTGTATCGTTTTGCAATACCTTTCATCATCAAGGCTTGTTCACTTGCACCATCGTAATCACCTGCACCTTTTAAATATGTAAAGTAATCTACAACGATAACATCAACGCCACCTTCCATAATATTACGAGTGTTAATTGTATTAATATAACGCTCAATATCATGCATAGATAAATTATTCTCATCTACAATATACAATTTCTTACCTATTTTGTCAAGTACTTGATTGACCAAAGGGTCTCCTTGTATAATGAGTTCTTTAACTTCTGCTATACGCTTCTTGAGTATCTTGCATACAATACGTTCCATAATTTTCCCACGTGGCATTTCTAAACTAAAAAGGACAACATTAGCTTTATTCTGAACTATTTGCCGTAATATATACTCAATAGCTATATCGGTCTTTCCTGACGACGAATATGCCCCTATCAAAAATACTTGACCCTTTGATATACCACTAATACAATTATCTAATAATTGGAAACGTGTTGGATATGTACCACGTTTGTAAATATCTCGTAATTGATTAAGACTACTAGAAGCATCATGTAATGTTTCTAATAAATCTTGTTCAGATGATACACCACTATCAAAATATGCTTTTAAATCAGATACATCACGTTTCCAAATTTCACCTAATGCTTGAATAGCTTCTGCTCTAATCATAGGAGAACGTATTGTTTTAAGAAATGCTTCCGCTACAACATATTGTTCTTCAATTGTTTTGTACCGTTTTACTAATTGTTTAATAACAAAAATATCAATATGTTCTGTTGGTAAGTCAGCAAGTTCATAGCCTGCACACAACAAATCATTAATATCTTTACACTCTTCTGGCATAATTAATACACGTATATTGGCTTTTGGAAGCATAGATTGGAAGTGGTCTCTAGTTCTTGGTAAATGTTTAACACCAGCTTCATCATTATCTGGACAAATTACAATCGTAATTTCTTTACGAATAAATCCTGCCAGCTTTCTAATTTGGTCTCTATGTAATTCACTACCACAATAAGCTACTGTAGGTTCACCCATTTGATGACCACTAATAGCGTCCATATATCCTTCACATAAATATAGTCTATCTTTAATTTTCTTTCTCGCTAAATCGAGATTAAATAAGAAAGATGACTTTTTATATAGAATGCTATTTGGTGTGTTTTTATATTTAGGCTTCTTGTTAAATTGTCTAATTGCCATACTTACATATTGACCGTGTTCATTCCTTAATGGAATTGTTAAACAATCAGAATGGAAACCTAAATTAAAATCATTAATAGTACTATTCGTTAAACCACGTTTAGCTAAGTACTCACCAATAGCACCTACATTTTTATGATACATATCTGCTTCTCTAGTGAAACGCATTTCTTCACTAGCTTCAAGTTGGTACTCCTTATTATCCTTTAAGCTAATATTGCATTCTTTTGCTAGTATTTCTGTAGCTGCACGATAACTAATTTTATCTTTATCTGATAAAAAATTAATGACAGTTCCACCACATTCACAACTAAAACAATAGAATGAATTTGTATCAGGGAATACAACTAACGTCTCAGATGTATCATCACTTTCGTGTAAAGGACACTTACCTTTCCAATATCTTCCACTTTGGTGTAAATTAGTGTATTTGCCAATGAAATCTATAATATCTACTTGTTGAATTATAGTTTCTGTAATATTCATATACACCTCATAAATTTAATACATCGTCTAGGCTATAACCATCAACACTTTCTACTTTTACTGATTTCATTTCTTTCTCGTGATATTTTTTAATACGATACAATCTATACTGTTCAGCCTCGTGATACACATCTGTTAATGTCATAATACTTTTCTTTGGCTTATCCTCTAGGTATCGTAATAATTTATCAAGAGTATTTTCGTCTTGTTTATAAAAGTGTGCCCTTAATTTAAAATAGGAGGGGTTGAACCTCCTATTAATAAATATAGGTTCAATAGAACATTTCTCCATGTATAACCTAGTTATTCTGTCAAAAATGTTAAACTTCTTAGCCATTACATCACCGCATATGAAATATTATGAGGACCCTGAATTTGAATACGTTCTAAAAGACCATCTTCAACCAAGACTTTAATAGCACGCCATGATGTGATACGACTTAATCCAGTAGCTTCTGCAATCTCACCAGCTGTTAATACGATAAACTTTTTGCCAGCTAATGTATACCCACGGTCGTTGGCTTCTTGCCTAATATAACCATGTACTAGAGCTACCGACGGTTTATATTTATGAAATACATTAAGGTCAATGTTTAAATTATCAACCATTCAATTCACCTAATCTTTCTTGACAAGCTTTCTTAGTATCTGCACTAAACTTCGATTGTTCTACTACCCAACGCAAATAATGTATATCACTTACTTCAGAAATCGCTTTATTCGCATATTTACCTTGTGTAAATGTCGTAGCAGATGTAGCCGCACTTGTTTCTCTTGAGTCATACAACTCAACGTCTGTGCCTTGTACTTGTGCCCCTGTGAAACCTTTAGGTAAAGCCCAAATAGGCAAATTAGGAGGGTCAAACCGATTATAGTCTCCAAGTACTACCCAGCTTTCTTTTAAATTATATAGATAACGACCAATACCAAACTGTACAGCCGCACGTTTCATACTATCAGAAATACCACCCTTAATAGGTTCAATCTTTGTATTGCTTGCACCATCTTCACGTGTTAATGTACGCCATCCTAATTCATCACCAGTATAAATAACGATATTTAAACGACAAATCATACCATGCTCCCCACCAGCATCTACAGGTCTAAACTCTGGGAACCAATTACCAACACCAACTACTTGGTCAAGACGTTCCATAATCGCACGATTAGTTACATATGGTAATACCATTGCTTTCTTTCCATCTTTAGACTTTTGTCCAATTCTCCATTGGATATCCTGTGGAGGAAAAGGTTCTCTTAATTGTTCAAAGATTTCTTCTACTGTTTTTTCTTTCATAGTATTATCCTTTCTTAAATAAAATAAATATTCGGGGAGGCTATCCCCTCGTGGACAACCTCAGTGTAGCACGGCTCGGTCAGGCGGTCAAGCGGTTTACTGAGCAGGCATCGACCACCACGCCGTCCCTAATTCGTAGGGCGTATACATTTCCTTTGATAAACATAGTAAAATCAACTTCAAATGTTACTAATTTTTCTACACCTGTAGGTGTTTGCACCGTTAAGAACGCATATGGTTTACCTTTCTTAGTTTTCCGTGCTGTAACAGATAAGATAATGGCTGGTTTAACATTTCCTACGCAAATACTTGTATCGTATTCATCAAAAATACTATGGAATGTATAACCTAATACAGCTAATTCCATTGCACCTTTACTTAAATTATCTTTATGATTTGCATCAAATACGTATTCACCTTTAGATTTACGTTTATCTTTTAACCATTTAATATATTGTATGTAATCATTTCTATCACCACCATCATCAATAGCACCACTATAAATTAAACCTTTGAGTTGTGTCATATTCATTGTTTGGTTGAGTTCTAAAAATGCTTTACCACGCTCAAGTTTGAATGCGTGTAAATTACTACATCCTGCTATAGCACCTAACCCTAAACATACAATATTTTTACCTGTAGTACATTTTATATCACCATATATATCAGGTGGTATAATATTAATACCATGTTTCTTAGCATCATTAATAAATACTGATAGCTTTTCTTTATCTCCAAAATTCATATCAAGAATAGATGCATAATACGCTTCTGGGTAATGAGCTTTTAAATAAGCACATCGCCATGCAGTTAAACCATATGCTGCACTATGACCTCTATTAAATACATAAGAACCACAAGCAATCATTTGTTCTGCAATAGGACGAATAACATTTTCACTTATACCATTCTTGCCTGCACGCTCAACAAACTCATCAACAGCTGTATTAATTTTATCCAATTCTTTACGACCGATAATACGTCTAAGAGTATCAGCTTCACCCATTGTATATCCAGCTAATGCTTGTACAATTTGCATAATTTGCTCTTGATATAAGATAACACCTTCTGTATCTTTTAGAATTGGCTCAAGTAATGGGTGTAAATATTTTACAGGTTCTTTACCCTGCCTACGTGCTATAAATACTTTATCCATTCCCACATCTAATACTCCCGGTCTTCCAATAGCTACAGTATCGACTAAATCATACACACTTTTAGAATGAATATTAGTAACGATGTTAGTCATGACATCAGACTCAATTTGGAATATACCAGTTGTATTACCAGCCTGTAATAACTGTGCAGTTTTATCATCTTGTAAAGGAATGGAATGTATATCGCAATCTTTTACACGCTTTAACACATCATCAATAATATCTAATGTAGCTAAACCAAGAATATCTAATTTAAGAATACCTTGTTTTTCTAAGATATGAAAATCCTCTGCTGCTACATATTGCCCATCTTGATATTCAATAGCACACCATTGAGCAGGGTCGCTAGGGAATACAGCTACTGCACTAGCATGAGTACCATAGTTTACTAAACGATTCACTACTGTACTAGCCATTTCTCTAACTTCTTTATCTCTAATATCACCAATATCATTAATATTTTTAGATATAGCAGTCATATCAAATGCTTTTCTTCCAAGTACTCTACCTGCGTGTTGTACTGCTGCTTTAGGTCCTAAGAAACCAAATGTACGTACAGGATAAGCATAACCATATTTATCTTGTACATATTCAATAATTTCTTGCCGTCTACTTTGTTGGAAATCACAATCTATATCTGGGTTTGTAACACGCTCAGGGTTAGCAAATCTTTCAAATACAAGGTTGTATTGAATTGGGTCAATTTCTGTTATCCCCATTAAATATGCAACTAAACTACCACAAACAGAACCACGACCTGCACCAGTTCTCATACCATTTTGTTTTGCCCATTGTAACATATCATGGATAATACAAAAATAATTGTTATAATTAAGCTGATTTAATACGGATAATTCATGTGTTATTTGGTTAACGTATACATCCTTATTTCCTTTCTTTGCAATACGATGTAGTTTATATCCATCTGCACAATGGTCTCTTACGTATTTAGCAGGGTCTTTAACAGGGAATATAGGATAATGGTTTTCACCAAATGGTATTTCTACATTACACTTATCAATAATTTTACCAACATTATCATAGTATTCTTGATTAGGAATTACAGCTTTAAATTCATCAATAGTCCACATATGATAATCACGACTACCATAGTATTCTAATATGTGATTATACTCTTCTTGATATTTCTCTTTAGCTTTCTCAGTATAAGCATCGTCAATTTGTGCCTTTTTATCAGCTAGTGTTCTATCTAATAACAAGAAATCACGATGAGACTGCATTTGTTCTGGATAAGCATAATGACTATCACCAGTAACGATGATAGGAATATTATATTGTTTACCTAATTCTTCTACCACTTTATTATATTCCCATTGTAATGGAAAATCATGTGGCTGTACCTCTAAGTAGAAATCATCCTTAAAAATATCAGTCATGATTTCAACAAATTCGTCTCGCAATAGTTCATTACGCAATGGACCCGCAACACAAGCAGTACTAACAATAATACCATTACTATATTGCCGTAAAGCATTATAATCAATTAATGGCTTATAATAGTGATGATAGGCACCAAATGTCGATAATCTACGTAAATTATATAAACCTTCTGTATTTTTTGCCAATAAAATAAGATGGTAATTATCACGTGTTTTAATATCTAAATCATATGAAAAATATGCTTCCATACCAAGAATGGGTTTAATGCCAGCTTGTTGACAAGCTAAATAATGAGAAGTTAAACCTGATGTAGTACCGTGGTCTGTTAAAGATACAGCTGAATATCCTATTTCTTTAGCACGTTGTATGCGTTCTTCTAAAGATGAATATGCATCACGCCTACTATAAAAGCTATGACTATGTAAATCTGTAAAATTCATATATTTACCTCATATTTTTCTACATCACAATGATTTTGAATAATATTGCAAATCATATAGCGGTATATAGAATACTCATATTCTTGAATTAATTTTTTAAGTTCAGCCACTTCACTTTCACATACCCTAGAGCTTGGCATTAATATTTTTTCAATGTGTCCAGTATATAGTGCAAGTGGTACTATACTTTTTTCAACTATCCTAATTTGAGATTCTTCATTATTATTTCTAAAATAATAGTATGCATATGGACTTGACATTGAAAACCCATTTAACATAGGGTGTATCATCATTTTTTTTATAAACATACCATTACTGTCTTTATCGTATGAGATTTGTAATATTTCATGGCTAATAGATTTAATAAATTCTCTTTCTCCTAGTAAAATAGTTTTAATCTGTAAAACAGGTTCCGATGCTTCGGAAATATCAATAATTAAATAATTACCATATTTTGATAGTGAAACAAAATACGCATTTCTATCATTATTTGATATATTTTTCATATATTGAATATATTCTTCACGTTTATCATCGCTAATATCTACAGGTATTTTGTGTATGATATATTTGCTCATATTTATTCACCTCTCAATGTAAAATATATAGCCCAAACGATTGAATAACCAGACATTACAAACAACAGCTTAAATATATATTCACCATTGTATGTTGGATTACTATAAAAGAAATCAAGAGGCATGAATATAATCATAGAACATATTGTATATTTAATAACATTTAATAAAGCTTTCATAATATCTCCTTATAAATCTGCATAATCATCTTCCATATAAGCTAATATTTTATTTAATTCACGCTCTGGCATAATGTTTAAATTATGGCAACATTCAGATGCGTCAATATAATATTCTAACCAACTTTGATTACCTAACCTAGTATGATAAAAATAAATTAAATCAATTTTTTCTTCTTTTGTCATATTATACCTCCTTTAATATAGTATATCGTATTATACTAAATTTGTCAAATAAAAAAGGACCCCATAAAGGGGTCTATTAAGTGTAACGTATTACGAAGTGTAATTCAATATTACGCTGAGTAATGTTATTCTTCTTTGTTTTATATACTAAGTTGTAGTAATGTTATTACGCTTTAAGTGGTAGTGTTATAAATACATAAAATACTGATATTGTATAACCGCTACGCTAGGTGAATTACTCACATCGTTAGTTGCTGTAGTTGTAGATAATACCAAGAGGGAATATTTCTGTTCGTAATTTCTTTTCTTTATGTGTATTACCAACTAATCAATATCTGAACGCTAGTGAAGATATTCTGCGAACGTACCAGTTATGAATACCTAATCAACTGTATCACTTATTGGTAGTAATGTTGAGCATCTACTGTATATCTGTTACTACGCACTTCGTTTGTAGCTACTTCGTAGCTGATTGTATTATATATATCTTAGTGAATATCTACTGTATTCTATACTTGATGACTGCCCAAGTTAGTGCCGAGGTATTGCCCCCATATACATGGGAGCAACGTATACTGCTGGTATACTATCGAAACTTCATAGTTAATACTAAGGTAGCCTAGGTGTAGCTTTATCTACCACTCACAAGAGTTTGTTTCGACTGCCATCTACGACGGGACAAAATCTAGGAAAGTGCACGACAAAAGGGCGTGCCCAACAGCCCCTATTGAGGAATGGTGAGTCCGCCCCCTGTTATTTTTTAAAGTCGGCTTGCAGTGTCAACGACTATCTCGATATGATATCAACTGATATATTTAGTCTATATGTCAGTCCCTGTCGGCTTCTATATTGGTTTTCAAGACCGTTGTCCGCCCGTACACATTACAGGTCCACCTCTGCTCATATAGAGTGCTATCTTGCTACTAAACAAGATGGCTTTTTTGATTGTCTTATTGACTTAAATCTTTTATACTTTTTACAGTACATTTCTGTACCATGTTCAGTCAATAAACAATGTATACAATTTTTACAATACGCTTTTCTTGGCTTTCTTCGAGTATACTCAATACGACCACACATCGAAACACCAAAATTTCTTTTTGCCATAGTTTTCTCCTTTCGGTAGAGCAAGTTCCGTGGCTCTACCACTACTCACATTATAGCACCCTAGCTGTCAGCTGTCAACACCTTTGCTGACACCGCACCGTTGCTGGGTTTGTGAGGATTGTAGCACAGCCGAGGGCGAGCCGTCAAGCCCAC